CCCACCGCCACGATCGCAGGCTTAACCCTCGAAGGGCTAGAATCCCGTTACTCCGTGACACGCTCCACAGTTTTCGATCGCATTAAGAAGCTGCGCGATCGCGGCTTTCCAATCAACCCAGATAAACACCCTGTCTACTCTTCTGACGACATTGAAACCCTAGATGGGCTGAATACTCATCTCAAAATAAAGGGAGCCACGATCGCCAATTTCTCTCCGTATCAACACACTGTAGAACTATCGTCCGACAATCCGACGACTGATGATATCAGTACGCCTGTGCTCATAGAGTTAGTCCAAGCGATCGCCCTTGCCATCGCTCCACCCGTTGATCCGTTAGCAAACCTTGAGGCATTGGAGAGGGCAGCGGCTCATGGCTGGTTACTTAGCACAAGTCAGGTTAGGGCGTTGATTGGGGTCAATCCTACGGGGGCAGTATTCATCCGTCACGGCTTTGGATTTGAGAGCGCGGGTAGAAATGGTAGGGAGGCGGCTTGGAAGGTTACGAACCCTAGGAATGTGGCTAGAGATTGGAGTCGAAACGATTAGGGGCGATCGCGCTCTGTTCTATGGGGCGATCGCTTTTCTTCAAACTTTTCTGTACGACTAGGGATTTTACCGCACCGAAAATGGTGGATTGGGGCGATCGCTTTTTGGTGAAGGGCGATCGGTCTTTGTTCTATGGGGTAAATTGGGAAACATTAGGCAAGTTCTGAAGTCTAGGAAATGTCGCGTATATCGCAATGGCAGGAATACAAAGAAGAGGTTTGTGAGCAGTTGCGATCGGGTAAGACTGCATCTGAACTTTCCCGCGCCTATCCAGATATTTCTTATAAAACTATTTACACATGGTTTCGAGCCGTTAAAGCTTTAGAGCCACAGTTAGAGAAAGGATTGGGGGAGCCTCAAACGTCCCATAGAGCAACTGTCGAGGTTTTGCCCCCCCAATCCAACGTCAGTCCGATTGGCACATCAGGCGGCATCTCAGACTATGCCCTAGCACGTCGAACCCTACGAAACATTGCCAAGGACTCAAACGAGAGCGGCGGGGTAAGGGTTCAAGCGTCCCTAGGCTTGCTCAGAATGGTATCTATGCGATATGAACTGCCGAAACATATCCTTGATGAAATAGAAGAGAGCAGCATTAATGAAGAGCGCGATCGCATCACCACAGCCTCACCAGCCGAACTATCCCGCCGTTATAGAGAAGCGTTGGGATAGGTTAATCCTTTGCAATGCTGACGTGAGGTTGCAAGCGCTTGTCATGGAACATTGCCGCCACGATATCAACACTTGGATCAATGATTGGGTATGGACATTCGACCCCAGGCGATCGCCCTCTATGTTGCCAATGCTGCTATTCCCTAAGCAAGCTGAATATTTGAAGTGGCGATCGAAAAGGCGTTCTATGGGAGAGAACGGTCTGATCGAAAAATCGCGTGATATGGGAATCAGTTGGCTAAACGTTTGTTCCCAGGTTCACTGTTGGCTATATGAGGACGGCTACAAGGGCGCGTTCGGTAGTCGTAAAGAAGATTTGGTTGATCGCATTGGTGACCCAGATAGTATTTTTGAGAAGATTAGGATCTTGCTGCGGTATCTGCCTAAATGGATGCTGCCACTAGACTTCGATTGGAGTAAACACGATAACTTTTGTAAGCTGCTTAACCCTAGCAACGGCTCATCTATCACAGGTGAGGGCGGCGATAATATCGGACGGGGTGGGCGATCGACGCTCTACGATTTGGATGAAGCAGCATTTATAGAACGCCCTCAAAAGGTAGATGCTGCGCTGTCAAATAACACTGAGGTAGTTTTCTACACTAGCTCGGTTAACGGGATGAACTTCTTTTATCAGAAGCGGATGAACTACCCGAAAGAATGGATCTTTAGAATGCACTGGAAAGAAGACCCGCGCAAAGATGCCGATTGGTATGCGGGAATGAAGGTGAAGTATGACCCAGTGACGATCGCCTCTGAGGTAGATATTGACTACGGGGCATCAGTCGAGGGCATCTATATTCCGGCTGAATGGGTGGACGCTGCGATCGGGTTAGAACTGCCGACGATGGGCGATCGCATTGCTGCTTTAGACGTAGCGACTACTGGGAAAAATAGCAACGTGTTTGGTATCAGGCAAGGCTCAAACGTTACCTTTATGGATAGCTGGCAGGGCATTGATACCACTCAAACGAGCTTTAAGGTAGTGGAGCTGATGAGGGCTAATGGCTTAACTCATTTATTCTTTGATGCGGATGGGGTGGGCGCGGGTGTAGCAGGAACGCTGGCGAGTATCCCTGATATTGGATTCAGATTTACAGCACTGCACGGCTCATCCTCTCCAAGCGATCGAAAGTGGGATGGTGAGGGCAAAACGAGCAAGGAAAAGTTCTACAATGCCCGTGCTGAATGGTGGGGATGTTTGCATGAGCGATTCAAAAAGACTTATGACTTTGTAAATGGGATTGCGGAACACCCCCTAGATGAGTTGATCAGCATTCCTAGCCACGCCACTTTGATCGCTCAAATCTCTAGCCCTAAGCGTAAGTTCGCCAGCACTGGCAAGATGTTGATAGAGAGTAAAGATGAAATGCGATCGCGGGGCATCGGTTCGCCTGACTATGCGGATATGTTGGCTTATTTATTCAACCCACGCCCTGTTCCACTGCGGTACACTTCCCACGCTTCGACCAGGCGGCGTTAGAGCGGGTAAACTTGCATTACTCTCATGCGATCGCCATGCAAACCAAGCCATCTAGAAAAGTAGAGGGTCTGTGGTCAAGAATCACAGGCGCTTTTAAGTTGCTCTTTCAAGGTTCACAACGCCCTCTAGCAGCCGCGCAATTCCAGCGGCAGGATCACGTCACAGTCAGGGGTCGAAACTTCGACTTAGAAATAAGTGAGCATCCCGTTAGAGATTGCGAAAAGGCGCGGGAACTATTGGAGCTGACTGAGTATTGCCCTGAAGCTGCGAAGGCTACCCAAGTCCTAGTATCCTCAGCATTCTCTAGTGCTGATGGGGATGACCAGGGCGTTACCCTGTCGGATACTTGCAACGATGGCACGCCCTTAGATGCAATCGTCTATGAAATTGGGATGGCTGCGATCGCCCGTGTCTTACCCCTCAGTTCACTCATGATGGCAACCGAACGCATCCTCAGCTATGGCGATTGCTTTGCAGAAATCTCAATAGATGAAAGAGCGAATCAAATTAATGGGCTGATGTTTTTGCCCACTTGGGAAATGTTCAGGGTCGAAATGCAAGGCGAACTGCAACGCTTCGATCAACGGCGGCGGCTCTATGAAGAGAACCCGGCAGTGAGTTTTCCACCTGCCAAGATCATCCACTGGCGATATCGTCGTAAGAATTTGTATGGGCGATCGCTTTACAACGAAGGGTTAGAAGATTGGGGACGACTGAAGAGGGCAACCGAGGCTCTATTGTTTGCCTCTGAAAGTTCGATCGCTGCCGACTTGCATGTCATGCATGAAGACGCTGACGAAGCCTACCTTGAGGCGTACAAAGACGAACAGCAACGGATGAGGGTAGACGGCATCATTACAGACTATTACATGATGCCGACTGGAAAAGTTGAACGTCTCAGCAGTAACCCAGATTTAAAGGCGCTTGCTGATAGCGTTAGTCTGTGGCGATCGCGCCTAATCATGTTGAGTGGCGTCCCCCCCTATCTTTTGGGTTTGCCATCATTGGGGGCAAAAGAGATATCAGGGCAGCCTGCCTTAGAGTATGCCCGTCACGTCAACTCAATTAGAGCCTGCTTAACTGAGGGCATTGTTCAAATGCTCTATACTCAGTTCGCCTTACTGGGCATCCCTGAAGAGAGATGGCGCGGGCGGTTAAAGCTCACCTATCCTAAGATTGCTGTCAATGTATTCGAGGGTAAGGACACGGCATTAGCTGAGAGTAACGCGCCTGGTATCACTGACACAGAGAAAGATGAGACGGGCGATCGATTGCCTATCTTGAATTTGAATGGGAATGGGCGCAATCATGGCTGAAAAATTTACCCCCGATCCTGAGACACTGGCACCCCTAGTTGAATTGATAGCGATCGCCACTATTACAGACGACGATGTTTTAGGGGCTGTAGATGCGTGGGAAGGTGATCCACCCGATCCAAAGTTTGAGGGCATTCTGAGAGCGGACAGTGAGGCTTGATGATCTGCTGTTCAAAACCCTGGTTCTATTGGCTCGCATGGCGATCGTTGTGTTTGCCGTTCTATTTGCATGGGCGGCACAGATGGGCGGCGATCGCGCCTTGCCTTGGTACATAGCGGGGCTGCTCATGGGCTTGCTTCTTTTCGTCTCTTTCGTTTGGGTAAAAGCCGATGCCAGTTAATGAGTTTTCTTGGAATGCCACAAGCCAACGTTACCGATTTACATCTGGGCCCAGCGCTGGGCAGTTTGCCAGTAAAGCACAGGTCGAAGCCTTAACCGAGCGATACATTGGTCGAAGCAAAGATAAGATAAGCGACCTCGCAGATTTGCTGCTGAGTAAGGCGATCAATGTTTCGACCTTTGAGAGGGCTGTAGCAACGCAATTAAAGGAAGCCCACATAAACAGCTACGCACTAGGCAAGGGCGGCGTTAAACAGTTGACCCAGCGTGATTATGGAATCATGGGCGGAGAAATCAAGAAGGAATACCAATACCTTCGGAACTTCTCTCAAGAAATCTTGCAAGGTAAGTT